AGAAAAAGCACGAGATCATGACGTCGGCCATCATGCCGATGTATCAGCAGATTCAAGCGGCGACGCAGCAAGGTATCCCACCAGGGCAAATTGAGGCGCAGCTGCTGCCGGCGTTTAAACAGACCCTCGAAACGCTGCAAAAGCAAACGCTGCCCAACGGCGAAAAGGTGCTAAATCAGCAAGACATCCAGCAGATCTCGACCATGCTGTCGGGTCAGCCCGGCGCATTGTTGGGCGGCATCAATTCGGCTATGGCGGCGTCAAGGACGGCGCAGGAGTTTTTTGCTAAGCAAGCAAAAGAAAAGCGTGAAAGCGAGAATGTTCAAAGCGAGATCAAGCACCGCGAGAACATGGAAGAGCAAGGTCGCGAGCGGTTGGACATCATGCGCGGCAAGGCGGCTGAAGGTAAGGGCGATCCGTTGTCGGCTGACGCCATACGACAAGCGGCTGAACGGATCGTTGGCGGCGAACCTCGCAATCAGGTCATCGCGGGCTACGGTCGTGGCGCGCAGGGCGCCGAAAACATCCGCAAGATTGATAACGCGGTGGCGGCAATGACCGCCGGCAAGTCCGGGAGTTCCATTACGGAAGCCGGCATCACGCGAGCCGGTGAGCGTCGCACTGAACTTGAGCTTTCGGCGCGTGAAGGCAAAATTGCCACTGCGGTCAAAGAAGCTCAGAACTTTGCCACGATTGCGTTGGACGCGTCGGCCAAGGTTCCTCGAGGTCAATTCCTGCCGTGGAACAAGCTGTCCCAATACAAGGACACGCAGGTGCAAAGCCCCGAGCTTGCATCGTTCAAGGCTGCGACGTTGTCGTTGGTCAACGCTTACACGCGAGCGGTCGGCGGCGGCACGGTACACGTTGCCGACAAAGAACACGCTAACGAGATGCTCAACACCGCGCAGTCGCAACAGGCGTACGAAGCCGTGGTCAAGCAGCTCATCACCGAGACGCAGGCCGCATTGGCAGCGCCCGGCCAAGTCCGCGCACAGGCGCGAAACGAGACACCCACCCCTGCCGCTACAACCCCCCAAGCTGGGTCCCCTCCCCCCAGTTCCCCTAGTAGCGGTGGGGGTGGACCTACCATGTCGGCACAGGATCAAAGCGCGTTGGCGTGGGCTAACGCTCACCCGAACGATCCTCGAGCGGCGGCGATCAAACAGAAGTTGGGCGTGCGCTAATGGCTGACTTTGACCCAGATGCGTATTTAGGAACGCCGGCGGCGCCTACGGGCGGGTTTGACCCCGACGCGTATTTGGCAAGTACGCCAACTCAAGCTTTACCCCAACGGCATTGGTGGGAAAGCCCCGCTGGTCGCACGGGCGGGGAAATGGGTCAACCTGGCGCATTCATCCCCGGCGGCAAACCAACTGCCAAAGAACAAGCGGCGGTGACCGCCGGTGCCGAAGGTTTGGCCATGGGCGTCGGTGCGCCGATATTGGCGGGCATGGAAATTGTGGCGCCCGAATCGTACAGAAAGCTTGAGGCGGGTTATCAGGCGCAGCGGGCACTGGCTGGTGACAAGGGCATAGACGTTCCTCGAGCTGCTGCTGAATCTATCTACATGGGTTTAATGCCTGAGATCAAAGGCGCAAGCGCGTTGGCGCGTATGGGGAAGACGGCGGGTTACAACGCCCTGATCGGCGCCATGACGCCAACGCAACAAACGCAACCGGGGTCAACGTTGGTCCGCAAAGGCGAGCAGGCCTTGACGGCCGGCGGGCTCGGTCTGGTCGGCGGCGCCGTGGGCGAGGCCGTTGGCAAAGTTGCGGGAAAAGCCGCGGGCACTACGGGCGACCCGTTGGCTGGCCTGTCCGGTCCAGAAATTGCCAAGGCGACGCGTCAGGTTGACGAGTTCGTGACCCAGAAAATGGGCATCAACAAAAACGAATTGGTTGAGTCGGTTTACAAGCAGCTGCTGACGGTGGCGCGTAACGCCAAGACGTTAGACAAGCTGGACCCCGCGGCGGTAGCGCGACTCAACAAGCTCCGCAGCGTCGGCATCACGGAAGCCACCCAAGGGCAGCTGACCCGCGATCCCTTGCAGCGTCAGGCAGAAATTCAAGCTCAGCAGTTGGCCGGCGGCGAGGATTTGCGCCAATTGACAATTCAGCAAAACAAACAGCTGTTAGACAATTTGTCGCTGTTGCGCGGCGACCGCGGCGTATTGCCGTACGAAAGCACAGGCGCCGGGCGCGGCGTTCGAGAGGCGCTGGAGGCCAAGTATCAATCGTTGAAGCGTGGCGTCAGCCGCCTGTACCGCACGGCAGAGCGCGTGGCCGGCGACACGCCAGTCAACGCCGGCGAACTGGCCGATCATGTCAACACGCATGGCGACCCGGGTTTGATCCCGTACGTAAAAAACAAGCTGCCCAAGGACGCGTACGTTGTTGACGAGAACGGACTGCGGTTGACCCGCGAACTGACGCTGAAAGAACTGGAAATTGTCCGTAAAGCAGCGACGACCGCTAAGTTGGCCGGCGGCGATAAAGGCCATTACGCCGGCGAGATTACTGACCTGATCGACCGCATTACCGAAGGCAAAGGTGGCGAAGCGTATGCGGCTGCTCGAGCTGCTCGGCGCAAGGTTGGCGAAGAATTCGAGCGGACGCGGGCGGTAGAAAGTCTGGTCAAGACTCGCGGATTGTCGAAAGAAAAAGCCGTGGCGCTGGAAGATGTTTGGCGCCAGTCGGTCATCACGGGCTCAGTTGAAGATCTACAGAAGCTGAAAGATTCGCTGACCAAGCCGGTGGAGGCCGGTCGGTTGGGCGCAAAGCGGACGCAGGCACTGGTCGCCAAAGGCACAAAGGCGTTTGACGACGTCCGTGCCGCCACCGCGGATTACTTGTTGTCGAAGGCGACACGCGGTCCGTCCAATATGCCAGGCGACCCGGTGATCGGCTGGAATGCTTTCCGTAACGCGGTAAACGAGATTGGCCCGGAAAAGCTTGAAATCCTATATGGCAAAGCCGGCGCTAAGAAGTTGAAGGACGCTGTTGAGGCGTTGGAAATCATCAAGACCGAAGATGCCAACGCTTGGAAAGGAAGCCCCACGTTCAAGCACCTTTTGGGCGTGCTAGACACGTTGGGCGGTTTGGGCGGCAAATACATCGGCACTGAATTTGTGGCCGGCGCAGTCAAACAAGCGGCAAAGCTTAAAGAAATGGGCGCAGGCGGTCGCACCGCTCGAGCTGCTGTGCAGAATCCGTTGGAGAAGGCCGCACGCGAAGGCCAGACGTTGGAAAGCTTGCGCCGCAAAGGCACGATTCCAACGATTACAATCACCCGCGGCATGGCTGACCAACAGGATCAACCGCAATGAAAGTCCTCGTGATCGAGCTCGAAGACGCCGGCTGCGGCTTAGATTTCGTGCTGCGCTGCGTCCAAGCCGGCCACAAGGTGCGCTATTACAAGCCAGCCGAGAAGAAATACGAATTCGGCAAAGGCTTCCCGGGTGTCGAACACATTGACAACTGGGCCACGTCATTCAAATGGGCTGACCTCGTGTTCGCGACCGGCAACGACAAGTTCCTGCCCCGCATCGGCGTGATGCAAAAGGGTCAGATCAAGTTCTTTGGCCCGTCACAGGCCAGCGCCGACCTTGAGATCAAGCGCGAACTGGGCATGAAGTTCTTGGAAAAGCATGGCATTGAATGCCCTGAGTTCAAGACGTTCCCGAACCTTGACGCTGCTGAAGCGTACCAACGCAAGTCGAGCGAGCGGCACGTATTCAAGACGTTGGGCAGCGAGGAAGATAAGTCGCTGTCGTACGTCGGCAAGACGCCCGCCGACATGGTGGCGCGTATCCAGCGATGGAAGAAGCTCGGCATGACCCTCAAAGGCCCGTGTATGTTGCAGCAATTCATCCCGGGCGTGGAGTTCGCGGTCTCGCGTTGGCTTGGCGCTGACGGCTGGGTCGGTCTGCCCAACGAGAACTTTGAGCGCAAGAAATTGTTATCGGGCGACGCGGGGCCGAATTGTGGCGAGTCCGGCACGGTCATGAAGTATTGCACCGAATCCGTCTTGTTTGACGAGGTGCTAGCGCCTTTGGAGGACAGCCTGATCCAAATGGGTCACCTGGGCGACATCGACGTCAACTGCATCATTGACGAGAAGGGCAAGGCGTGGCCGTTGGAATTTACAATGCGCCCTGGTTGGCCTGCGTTCAACATCATGCTCGCGACCCACAAAGGCGATCCGGTGGAATGGATGCTGGACGCTTGCAAAGGTGAGGACACGCTCGATGTCAGCACCGCCATCGCGTGCGGCATTGTCGTGGCGCAGCCGGACTATCCCCACAGCAACGCCACACAGAAGGAAGTCACGGACATCCCGATTTACGGCGTGACCCCGAAGAACCGCCGTTACATCGCGCCCCAGTCGGTCAAGATGGCGACGTTGCCTCAAATGGAAGGCGACAACATCGTTGAAAAGCCCATGTGGGCCACCTGTGGCGATTATCTGGCGGTGGTGACAGGTACGGGAAAGTCGGTCAAACAAGCTGCTGAGCGCGCTTATGGCGTCATTAAGGAACTGCACGTTCCGGACATGATGTTCCGCGACGATTGCCACGAGAAGATGGAAAAAGACATACCCGAGCTGCATAAGCACGGTTACGCCCTCGAATTCACCTACGAGTAACCTATGGCTACCGGATACCTCATTCCCGTTGCGAATACCCTACAGGTGTTCACCGATCAAGGTGTCATCGGCAGCGGGTACAAGATCTACACCTACACCGCCGGCACGACGACGCCGGTCACGACGTACACGAGCTCGACGCTGAGTGTGGCCAACAGCAACCCCGTTGTCCTACAAAGCAACGGACGCTTGGCAACGCCCATGTGGGTGCCATCGGGTACGCTGGTCAAGATCGTCCTCACCGACGCCTCGAGCAACGTCATCAGCGGCGGCACGTTTGACAACCTGTCGGCCATCAACGACCCGTCGGCGATCACCATTCCGGCCTCGTCTGTCACAGGACTTGCCGCATCGGCTACGACGGACACGACAAACGCATCCAACATCACCGCCGGCACGCTGCCAGCGGCCCGAATTACGGCGTTAAATGGCGTGCAATTTGGCGGGTTCGCGAGCACGACGCCTTACCCCGTCACGTTCTCCGCAACCGCCATGTCTTTGGACGCTTCACAGTCCAACGTGTTCACCACAACGCTGACGGCTTCAATCACCGTGGCGCCCACCATCGTCAATCCCAAAGACGGTCAGACGATTAACTGGTTCCTGACGCAGGACAGCACGGGCGGTCGCCTGATCACGGGTTACTGGCCCAGCGGTTTCAAATGGCCCGGTGGCAGCGCTCCGGTGTTGACCACGGCAGCGAACGCGGTGGATCTGTTGGTGGCAACGTACCTGGCCTCCACGGGCTATTGGTACGCCTCGCTGATCAAGAATTTCTCATGACATTCGCAGCCGCGACATTGCAGATTGCGGGATCGTCCGGCGGCGGTGGTGGCGGTTCTATTACTAACGTCACGACGGGCGTCGGCAGCTCGGCAAACGCGCGTCAGTCGTATACCTGGTGGGGTTGGCTACAGTCTCCGGCATTCGCGGCGGCGTTCGGCCCGGACAGCGCTATCGGCTCGCCTACGCCCGCCAGTCCCAGCCTTTACGGTTATACCCTCGTCGGCGTTTATGCGGGCGACGGCGGCTCAGGAACGTCTAACGCGTACACCTACAACGTCGCAGTCGCGGGATCCGCGCCGACGGGTACGGTCAGCAGCCTGACAGTTGCCGGCACGACCATCAGCAACTTCACGTTGACCACGATCACGACGTACCAACCGGCCTACACCATATTCCGGTTCGGGATGAATTCACCCGCGGCAGAACTGTTCGGAACGAGCGGTACTGTCACCTGCACCATTGCATGAGGCGCCATCATGGGATTCGTTATATTCGCGACCATCGCCCTTCTGATCCTTGGTGACATCATTCTCAATGATCGACCGCCGAGGAAATGACGATGCACGAATCAACCACCAAAGCCGACGGGGCGGCTGTTGCGGTCTGGGCCGCCTATTTCATCAGTCACCTGACTGAAACAAATCAACTGCTACAGTTTTTCTGTCTGCTACTCGGTTTGATTTCAGGCATTTACGCAACGCTGTACCACATCATGCGGTGGCGAAGGCTGAAGAAAGAGAATGAGCGCCGAGCTTGACATCGCTTTCCCTCGGGTCAAAGAAGCCGAGGGATACCGGATGTATCCGTACAAGGATACGGTCGGCATCATGACCATTGGTTACGGCTGTGCGCTTGATAACGGTTGGCCTGAACCGTTCGCCGCAGCCGTCGCCAAGATCCAGTTGGAACAGGCCGAACTGGACGCCTTGGACGTGCCGGGATACCTCAATCTGTCGCCCATGCGGCGCAGCGTCCTGATTGAAATGGTGTTCAATCTCGGTCTGACGCACCTTATGCAATTCACCCATTTCATTGCCGCACTCAAAGCCGGGGACTACAAAACCGCGGCGGCTGAGATGCTGGACAGCAAATGGGCAACGCAGGTGGGAGACCGCGCCCGTCGTTTGGCTCTTATCATGGAACTGGGGACTGATACATGATTCCGACCACCGTACCGTTGATGGGCCACACGATTCAGGTATTCGTCATTGCCGAGCAAGACTGGCCTCACGGCGCAGACACGGCGGGCATCTGGATACCGCACCAGCATCAGATCCAAATCAACGACGGGTTGGACGATTCCAACAAGTTGCACACGTTTTTCCACGAGCTTCTGCACGCAGCCTTGGACGCGATGAACCACAAGTTGAGCCGAAATGAAGCGTTCGTTGACAACCTCGGTGGCCTACTGCACCAGGCATTGACGGGCGCGACCTACGCAAAACCGAAGCGCGTTCGTAAACGCGTATCGAAGAAATAATGTGGCACGACATATTGTCATCCCGGACGTCCAAGCGAAGCCGGGTGACGATTTCACGCACATCGACTGGGCGGCACGGGCCATCGTGGACCTCAAGCCCGACGTCATTGTGGTGTTGGGGGATTGGTGGGATCTACCGTCACTCTCCACCCACGACGCCCCGGGATCGAAAGAGGCCGAAGGTCGGCGCGTACTGACCGACATTGAAGTCGGCAATGAGGCGTTTGAACGGTTGGTCACGCCCATTGAGCGCGAGCGCATACGCTTGGCAACGAAAAAGCGGCGTATGT